ACACCTACGAGCCGTTTCCCATTCAAGCCGAAGGCTTCGAGTTCAACGGCAACGGTCAGGTGCCGCGCCCCAAGCTCAAGGTGGCCAACGTCACAGGCAGCATCACCGCGCTCATCCTGTCCTACCAAGACCTGGTGGGGGCCAAAGTCACCAGAAAGCGCACGCTCCTGAAGTACCTGGATGCGGTGAACTTTGTCTCTGGGGCCAACCCCACGGCCGATCCTTCAGCCGAGTTTGCCGACGATGTGTATTTCATTGACCGCAAGTCGCGTGAAACCCGCGAGGTGGTCGAGTTCGAGTTAGCTGCTGCCATTGATTTGGAAGGGGTGTCTCTGCCCCGGCGGCAGATCGTGCAAAACGTCTGTCCTTGGCTCTACCGTGGCTCTGAATGTGGTTACACCGGCACGGCGTACTTCAATGCCAATGACGAAACCGTGAGCTCTCGCGCACAGGATGCTTGTGGCAAACGACTGGTGTCCTGCCAGAAGCGCTTCGGGGCGAACGCCGCACTGCCCTTTGGCGGGTTTCCTGCAGCGGGGTTGATCCGGTGATGCTTGAAGTTAACCAGACGCTGGCGCTGGCCCATGCTGCTCGGGAGTTTCCCCGCGAAGCCTGTGGCCTGCTGGTCATCCGCAAAGGGCGTGAGACCTATGTCTCCTGCCGCAACATCGGTGTGGGAACTGACCAGTTCGTGATCCACCCCGAGGACTATGTGTGCGCTGACCAGCTCGGCGAGATCGTGGGGGTGTTTCATTCCCACCCCAACTTGAGCCCTGAGCCTAGCCAGGCCGACCGGGTGGCTTGCGAAGCCACGGCGCTGCCCTGGTTCATTGCAAGTTTCCCGGCTGCGCAGTGGACTGTGCTGCACCCGCAAGGCTATGTCGCACCGCTAGTCGGGCGCGAATGGTCCCATGGTGTGCTCGACTGCTACTCGCTGATCCGAGACTGGTACGCCCAGGAGCGCGGCATTGACCTGCCAAATTTCGCACGCTTTGACGAGTGGTGGAAGCGCGGCGGGAACCTGTACCTGGACAACTTCGCTGGCGCAGGTTTCCATGTGGTGGAGGCCTCCGACATGAATCCGGGCGATGTCCTGCTGATGCAAGTTGCATCGCCTGTACCGAATCACGCTGCCATCTACCTGGGCGACGGACTCATCTTGCACCACCTGCAGGGCCGCCTGTCCAGCCGGGATGTGTACGGCGGCTATTGGCAAAAGATCACTACCCACACCTTGAGACACGATTTCCTGCATGGTCACGATTCTTCTTCTCGGTGAACTGGGCAAGCGCTTTGGGCGACGCCACAGGATGGCAGTGGCTTCAGCCGCTGAGGCTGTGCGCGCCCTGTGCGCCAACTTTCCCGGCTTTGAGCGAGAACTTGTGGCCTCAGGTGAGCGCGGTGTGGGCTTCCGGGTACTGGCCGGACGTGATGCTTTGAGCTTGGAGCGGTTGCACGAGCCCAGTGGCCAGCAACGCATCACCATCGCCCCGGTCGTATCAGGGGCAGGTGGTAACGGTCTAGGCCAGATCCTATTAGGAGCAGCCCTCATCGCAGTGTCTTGGTGGAACCCGATGGGCTGGGCAGCGGCAGGCTCTTTCTTGTCCCAGGCCACTTTGTATTCGGTGGGCACATCCATGATCTTGGGAGGTGTGGCCCAGATGATTGCTCCAACGGCCAAGGCGCAGGACCCGTCCGAGCGACCTGAGAACCAGCCCAGTTATGTCTTCAACGGGGCGGTCAACACCACGGCGCAGGGACACCCTGTGCCGGTGGGCTATGGCCGCCTCATCGTCGGTTCGGCCGTGATCAGCGCGGGCATTGATGTGGATGAGATCCCGATATGAGCACCCATGGCACTTCTCTGATCATTGGCGCGGGCGGTGGCGGCAAAGGTGGAGGCGGTAGCGCCCGTGTGGCGCAGGAAGCGCCGGACAGCCTGCGCTCCAAGGCCTACGCCCGAGTGGTGGATCTGGTCTGCGAAGGTGAGATCGAAGGGTTGGCTGCTGGCCTGCACTCGGTGTACCTCGACGACACCCCGATCCAGAATCCCGATGGCAGCTACAACTTCACGGGGGTCACGCTCGAAACCCGTCCCGGCACCCAGCAGCAAAGCTATGTCCCCGGCTTTTCCTCGGTAGAAAACGAGGTGGCCGTCGGTGTGGAGTGCAAGGCCAACCAACCGGTGGTGCGATCTATCAACGACCCCGATGTGGATGCCGTGCGCATCAAGGTCAGCATCCCAACCCTGACGCTGCAAGACACCACCAACGGAGACCTCAACGGAACCTCTGTCAGCTATGCGATCGACGTGCAGGCGCGCGGAGCCGGGTATGTGCAGGTTCTGGCCGACACGGTGTCCGGCAAGACCACCTCGCGCTACCAGCGCAGTTACTACATGCCTTTGACTGGCACCGGTCCATGGGATGTGCGCCTGCGCCGCATCACAGCAGACTCCACGCAGACCAGCCTGCAGAACAAGACGTTTCTGGAGTCCTATACCGAGGTCATCGAAAGCAAGCTGCGCTACCCCAACAGCGCCCTGATGGCCCTGCGGGTGGATGCCTCTCAGTTCACCTCAATTCCTCGGCGCAGCTATGACCTCAAACTCCTGCGTGTTCGGATCCCCTCGAACTACTTTCCCGAGACCCGCTCGTATGCCGGAGTTTGGGATGGCACCTTCAAGGTGGCCTGGACGGACAACCCAGCCTGGTGCTTTTATGACCTAGTGACAAATACTCGCTACGGTCTGGGCAGTTTCATTCCCGAGTCGCAAGTGGACAAGTGGGCGCTGTACCGGGTAGCCCGCTACTGTGACGAGCTTGTGCCCAATGGGCTGGGCGGCTATGAGCCGCGCTTCACCTGTAACCTGTACCTGCAAAGCCGCGAGCAGGCCTACAAGGTGGTGCAAGACATGGCCTCGATCTTTCGGGGAATGGCTTATTGGTCTGGCGGAGCAATCACGGTCACGCAGGATGCGCCCCAGGACCCCGTCTACCAGTTCACGGCAGCCAACGTCATCGATGGCGAATTCGCATACCAAGGGTCGTCTGCCAAAGCCCGACACACGGTGGCTCTGGTCAGCTGGGTGGACCCCGATGATTTCTACCGCCAGAAGGTGGAATACGTCGAAGACATGGCAGGCATTGCACGTTATGGCGTGGTGCAGGCTAATGTGGTGGCCATGGGCTGCACCTCCCGTGGCCAGGCCAACCGGGTGGGCAAGTGGCTGCTTTACTCCGAGCAGTCCGAATCGGAAATCATCACGTTCCGCACGGGGCTGGAGGGCGCTGTTGTTCGCCCCGGCGATGTCATCAAGGTTGCTGATAGCAGTCGGGGTGGCCTGCGCTTGGGAGGGCGCATCGCTGCGGCCACCACGGTGAGCGTCACGCTGGACCAGGACCTGCCCGCCGGTTCATGGCGCATCTCTGTGCTGCTGCCCACGGGAGCGGTGGAGGAACGCCAAGTCGGATCTCTGTCTGGCCGAACGGTCGGGGTGACCAGTGCGTTTTCCACAGCACCTCAGGTGGGTGCCATCTGGGTGCTGGCTTCCACGCAGGTGGAGACGCAACTGTTCAGGGTGGTGCAGGTCGCCGAGAGCGAGCCGGGCATCCATGAGGTCACGGCGTTGGCCCATAACCCGAGCAAGTACGACGCCATCGAGCGGGGGCTGGCACTGCAGCCGCGCGACATCACGGTGCTTTCAACTACGCCGGTGGCCCCTACGGGTCTCACGGTCACTGAGAGTCTTTACCGGGTCAAGGATCAGGCGCTGGTGCTCATTCAGGTGGGCTGGGAGCAAGTCTTCGGTGCTCTGGAATACCAGGTGAGCTACCGGGTCAATAGTGGCAACACCATCACCTTGCCCCGCGTCTCCAGCACCTATCTAGAGATTCGTAACGCAGAGGCCGGGGACTATGTGTTCACCGTGCGGGCCGTAGGGGTGTCCGGCAAGCTTGGGGCATCGGCCACACTGAGTCAAACCATCCTGGGCAAGTTGCAGCCCCCCGATGATGTGCGGGACTTTGTGGTGCTGCGTCGCACGACCGATTTGCTACTTCGTTGGAGCGCCAATACCGATGCCGATCTGGCAGGGTACGAGGTTCGCGTAGGCACGGGCTGGGATGCTGGTGCATTGGTTGGGCAAACCGCTGGCACCCAGCTCGTGCACGATCAGAGTGAATCTGGTCAGTACAACTACTTCATCCGGGCCTTCGACACCTCGGGCAAGTACAGCCAGCACGTCACCACCTTTCTTCTGACCCTACTGGCACCTGCTGCGGTTCGTCAGTTCGATGTGGTGCAGTCAGCTAACCGGCTGGAGTTCCGATGGCTGCCCAATACCGAGCCGGAGGTGGTGGCATATGAGCTGCGCGAAGGCACGGCCTGGGACACCTCAATCTTCATTGCCGAGGTCAAGTCCAGCAGTTTCACGCTGCCCTCGGGCTTTGACGGTGAGCGCAATTTCTGGATCAAGGCGATCGCATCGCCCGGCATCTACTCGGAGGAGGCCACCTTCGTCTCCACCGTGGTGGCCCAGCCCCAGAACGCCAACCTGCTGGTCACCATCGATGCGCAAGCCACCCGGTTTCCCGGGGTGAAACACTTCGCCTCGGTCGAGTCGGTCAACAGTCTGGATGTGCTGCGCATGGACAGCGGTGTGGCGCAGTCTGAATACCTGTTCGAGGTGAATCTACCCACCAGCTACCGTGCGCAAAACACTCTGCTGGCCAGCATCGGGGCCACTTTGGACGACCGGGAGACCTGGTCTACGGCGAACTATGTCTGGAGCAGCAATGCTGCTAAACGGCAGTGGACCTATGACGGCGCTCTCAAAAGCATCGAGGCCCGCTTCCAGATGGCGCGGGAAGACACGTTGCAGGCGGGTGAGCTCTACGGCTGGCGTCTCAATGGGGCACTGGCTGGGTACGGCAACCCCGCCAGCGGTGAAGCCGTCGGTGTGAGCTATGGCGACGGGCGCTACGGCAGCGGCGTGCTCATCAAGGACACGACCAGGGTCTCCTGGGGCGTGAACATTCCGGGGGTGTTCCATGTGAGCTTCTGGTTCATTCCGAATCAGATCACCACCTCGGTCATCTGGATGGCGACGGGCACTGGGGTGAGCTTGCTCGTTGGGTTTGATGCGGTGACAGGCAGCTTCTTTCTGGAAGATCACCTGTTCAACCGGATCGTGGTGCCATACCCCGTCAACGTGAGCGATCGAGTTTGCATTGGCGTGTGTCAGACGGCCTCAGAGCGCAGGCTCTTTATCGGAAAGATGAGTGCAGAAGTTCAAAGCGCAAACAGCCCACTGCTCCCCACAGCCGGTTACACGGCACTCAAGCTTTACTGAACCAAAACTACAGTTCCCAACCCGGGCGTTGCATCGAAAGGTGCAGCGCCCGTTTTGTTTAAAGAAACGGAAAACTCCATGATTGAAGAAGGCATGAGCATCAAGGGCTCGATCACGCTGCTGCTTGCCAAGCCCACGGGCGAAGTCGAGGTGGTTCACAAGGACAACATCATCGTCAACGGCGGCTTCGACTTCGTTGCCGATGCCATTGGCAACTCAGCCAGCCGTCCAGGCGTCATGGGCTGGATTGCGGTGGGCACCGGCTCCACGGCCGCTGCCTCTACCCAGACGGCCCTGGTCACTGAAATCAAGCGCAATGCGGCCACCTACGCCCACACGGCTGGCACCAAGGTGTTCACCTTCACTGCCAGCTATCCGGCAGGCGACGCCACAGGAGCGCTGACCGAAGCCGGAGTGTTCAACGCAGCCTCGGCAGGCACCATGTTTGACCGGGTCGTGTTCCCGGTGGTGAACAAAGGGGTGGACGACAGCCTGACTGCCGTCTTCACTTTCACCATGAGCTGATCGGACGCTTAAGATGGCAGAGACCGTCAACGTCTCCAGCTCCCCGGGGGCGAACTACACCTGGACTTCGGGAAAGTTTGCCTGGAGCAGCGCCACGGCAGGCAAGAACTGGTCAACGGCTTACCCAGCTGTGTACGCCCTGAGCGTGGCCACGGATCTGAGCTTTGCCGAGCTGGTCCAGAAATTGGGCATCAAGCGCAGTTCCGAAAGCCTGACGTTCTCGGAAAAGCCCAGCCGGGCTGTGGCGCTCAACAAGTTCGAAACCCTGAACTTCGTTGAGACCTACACCGATCTGATTGCCTATGTGCTGCGCATCGTCGAGTCGCTGACCTTCTCGGAAAAGTACGCACGCTCCGGCACCAAGGCCGTGTTCGAGGTGTTTCAGGTGGGGGAGGGACTGGCGCGGCAGATGATCTGGCGTAAATACGAGACGCTGGCGCTGGCCGAGACCTACACCGACCTCATTGCGTTCATCCTGAGGGTGTCCGAGAGCTTTAGCCTGGCCGAGAAATCCGCCAAGGGAATCACCAAGCCCCAGGCTGAGAGTTTCAGAATGAGCGACACGCTGGCCAGGTCGCAGGTCAAGCGCATCTCGGAAGCCGTCAGCTTTGCCGAAGCGCTGGGGCGAACGGTCGCTTACCGGCGGTCCATCAATGAAGGCTTTGCCATTGGCGAGGCGCTCAAGCGTGCCCAGACGCTCAAGCTCAGTGAGGCCTTTGGCCTGGCCGAGCAGTACCGGCGCCGGGCCAATGGGGTGATCAGCGACATGATCGTTGCCAGTACCGAGATCACCGAGCAAGACTTCATGGACATCCTGGAGTCCGGTCATCCTCCCGGGTACACCAACTTCCGGGATTTCATCCAGGGCGACTACACCTACCAGCGCGCGCTCTTCAAAGCGATTCTGACTTCCAGCAATGCCGACCGTGGCTACATTGATGGCCTGAGGGTGACGGTGGATGTGCCCGATGTCTTTGACCGGGGCACGGCACAGGTGGTCACGGCCGCCAATGGCGTTGTAGTGGTCTTCAGCAGGCAGTTCCGTGTGGCGCCTGAAGTCACGCTGACCTTCAAGGGTGGCACCACGGTGTCCGTCCCACGAATTCTTGGCTCGGTCACCACCACCGGTTTCATCGCCGTTTTGGAAAACACCTCTGGAACCCGCGTAACGGGAGCTATTTCTTGGGTTGCCCAGGGGTATTGAAAGGGTACTAAATGCAAAACTACACCGAAATCCCGTCGACCACGACGCTCTCGGACTCGCTGTCGCAGATCCTGAACAACGACAAGACGGCATTGTCACTCTCCAGTGGAACGGCATTCCCAACTGTGAATCTGCAGCAGGGTATGCCGTGTTTCAGGACCGATGAGCAAAAGCTCTACATCCTCACCGTGGTCAGCCCCGTCACGTGGAAGATGGTCATTGACCTGTCGGCCACGGTGGGCAAGGTGGCCAATGCAGATCTGCTGGACGGCATTGACTCCGCCGGATTTGCACTGAGTGGACACAACCACGATGCCGCATATGCAGCTCTGGGGCACAACCACAACACGGCATACCTGGGTATCACGGCCAAAGCCGCCGACGCTGACAAGCTCGATGGTTATGACTCCACAGCCTTTGTGCGCTCAGTCAATGGCAACGCACCGGATGCCACTGGCAATGCCACCGTACCAATCGATTTGTCGAGTCGATTGGCCAAAGCCGGTGACACGATGACAGGTCATCTGTACATGGG